AGTTATAGACTCTGGGATTTCTTCCCTCTTGCAATAAGGCTCGTTTTTCGTTATCTTGCCATTGATTACCAAGGAACATTTCCATGTCAGTTTCACAAGCTGGTATCAACCCATTCCAGGCGTACCAGTTCTTGTCATAAGCATCATCCCATGCATTTACTATTTCTTGGCCTGTCAGCCTCATAGATGCTCCTGTCTACCGAATTTCGCTAGTCATTCTTCTAAAACAGTCTTCCCTTTCAAAATCCAAATGGTCGTCGTGCATTAGGCATTGATTAAGGACTTTTTCAAGAGTTTTTGCTATACGCTTATCACTATCAGAAAAAGGAATTATACTCACTATATTTTTTTGTTCTTTAGAACATTTAATAACAATGTCCGCGCTAAAATTTCTTTGCATATGCTCTTTCCATTGCCTGACAGTCTGCTTCTGTCATTCTTGATTGACTCTTATTAAAAAAGTGTGTATATAAAGCGTATCTTATTGAATCCATTACGTGGTCATTTTGCTTTAAAGGTTGATCGATTCCGCGTCTACTTGCTCTTTCATCCCATACATAAGTACTAAACTCTTTTATGGCGTTCGTGCATTGCTTGCAGACCTTAAATGTACCGTTAGATATGAGTTGAGATGTAAACCTAATACCTGTTAAAACATCATTGTCAGCATCTAAAAGATTGCTTAAACCCTGTTTCCTTAACTCTACCTTAAATGACAACGCTGAAGGGTCAATATATATTGCTTTCACCTGGTATCCCCTCAGAAAATCAATCAAATCTAATGCATATTCGCTGTCGGACTTTTGTCTGTTTTTAGCTTTTGAGTCATAGTAATACTCTTTTTCCAGCCACATATTAGGGTAACTTCCCGAGTTATAGCCAATAAGAGTGTATACGCAAGGATTGGAAGTACCGTAATCCACACCAAGGATATAATAAGTAGCTGGAGAGGGAGGGTAAGATATAGTGTGAATCGCTTCATCGAAAAAGTCATATACCGCGCCTTCTGCTAATACCCATCTTCCTTCAATGTATCGCTGATACCAGAGACCAGAGTATTCTTTTTTTAAGTTCTTCTTGTAATCTTCATCCAAAGCTGGATTATCATCTAGAGCGAATGAAAATACCTTGACATCCATTTCTCCCGCTTTATCAAGGTAATCTACTTTCAACCAATGAAATGGGCTGTCAGGGTTAGTAGAGCCGAATAGTTTCGCTCCAGGAACAGACAAGCGCGAAAATAACATCTTGACGAAGTTTTCGGGTATAATAGTAACTTCATCAAGGAGTGCTCCGACATATTCGGAACCTCGTATTTTCGCCTCTGCTCTCTCGTCATTAGCACCTACTACGTCAATAGTCCGTCCCCAAAGCTTTACTTCACCCTTACCCGACATATATTGCAGATCATCACCAATAAGGTCTTGTAGAGGCCTTATGATGTTTCTCTTAATAGTTGGCTCAGTTCTTCCGCACATAATAAGCGGCCCTGGCGGCCCATTCTGTATGAAGTCTATCCATCTCCAAAAGCATGAGTATGACTTACCAGAGCGAACAGGGCCTTCCCAGAAATTAAGTCTCGCTGTGCTCTCTATCAGGCTGCGTTTCTGTATCGGACTCAGGAGGTCTTTTTTGGTAGTCAAGTAGTTCTCTCCAACCTTTTTTCGATTCTGTTTCGGTATCTTTACCATCTAGAAAATCAACGTGATGCCCATACTTTTCTAGTATCCAGAAAATGCAGTGGTTATCTCCATCTGCTACACCCTTAGCGAATGTCTTGTTTAGACAATCTTCGACTAAACTCTTTCGTATTTCATCAAGCCAATCACCCATCTCCCAGTTCTTTATGCATGTCTTAATTGTCGAGTATCCCGTTGTGATGCCATACACTTTAAGAAGATATTTTTTGGCAGAGAGTATGAATCCCCTGGAGTGTGTCAGGGCTTCAATTAGCTGATCTGCTGTAAAATCTGAGTTAGGTAATCTCGCCATTATCGTTATTTTCTTCGTAAAGTTGATCTAGTCGATCTTCAATTTTCTGCATAGCATCGTACAATTCGGAAATTTCGTTAAGTACGACTATTTTTTCAGCAACTGCTTCCTTTAATTCATTTAGTATGTTCTCATATATAATAATTAGTTCATCTATTTTGCTCATCTCATCGATCATCTTCATACCCTTGATCTGGATTTAGCGACATTTCATGTATTTTGATGTCCATTTCAAGTTTTTCAAGCTTTTGTACAATTTCCAATTCTTTCTCACAGTTTTGTACGAAAGTTTTTGCTGCACAATAAAAATAATCTTTTAAAATAGAGAATTCATTTTTTGTATCTAAAAGTTCTCTATTATAAATAAGTTTGAGTTGATGTAAATGTTCTCTCATATACAAGTTCCTTGATCAAATGGTAGTCTGTTAGGCACTAATGACTGTTTGGCTATCTTAGTTTTCATCTCTGCCTGTCGTTCGTTTGACATAGGCTCTTGCTTTCTTTTAGGCGTGCTAGACTTTTGCTTATCTTTCTTTTTCATAACTTCACCTTGGTTTTATCTATGTTGCTATTTCCAAGCGCTTCAACTTGACTCATGAAGTCTTGTAGGTCTTGCTTGTCTGAGAACTCATACGTTACTGCTGGCTTTTTCTTTTTCTCCGGCTTTGCTTCGTCAAAATCCTCATCTTTAAAGCCCCAGCTCACTAGATCGTTAATATCCCATTCATTAGCAAGTACATCCCAGTCCCACTCGCCTTGATTCTTGTTCAACCTAATGTTCAATTCGTCGATGTCTTCATGGCTTAGATCATCAAATTCTGGAACCCAACAATTGACTGTCGTAACCTTCATTTCTTTGAGCACATTTAGTCTCTGATGGCCGCCTATAATCCTGTTATCTTTAGTGATCACAGGGAGGTCAATCATGCCAAACTTAGAAATGCTTGTTCTTAGGTGCGAAGCATCTTCTTTGCTTAAAGTCCTTGGATTTTTAACATGAGTCTCAAGATCAGCTATATTTCTTTCTTCTATTCGCCATTTTCGCATACTACCAAATCCTCTTTGATCATATATTCAAGTTCATCTATGGCGTCCTTATGTCTCTCAAGCCATACGAAGTATTTCTTACCCATAACTTGAGTAGTATTATAAGAAATCACATCATCCATGAGCTTGATTTTTTCTAAGAGGCAGTGTAAATCTTGGGATTTTGATGTTTGCTGGAATTCAAACATTATTTCTTCCTTTTCTTAGCAGCAGCAGAAAGCTTAGCCATTTTCGCTTCACCATATTTCTTACGTCCTATGGATGCAGCTACAGCGGCAGGATTCTTAATGTCTGAGTTCTTAGCGATGGATTTGGTCAGGCTAGCAAATCGTTTACCTGATCCGAGTTTTGGCTTAGTGGGCATTGGGGGCTCTCCAAATTAGGTTTTACGATTAAGTGGAGGAGCTTGTCTGGTGGCAGCCAGGACAAAACCCCCGTCTTTTCGTCTTTATAAATTGTTTTACTATATACTGCAAATACAAAATCCTCGACTTGATATTCTTCTAGCTCAAATACTAGTGTGTGTCCATTATCAAATGTTGCACTTGCTTCGTAGATCATTTTTTCTTCTTTGTCTTTTTAGCTTTGGACATTGCAATTGCTACTGCTTGCTTAGGATTCTTCACGATAGGGCCTTTCTTAGATCCTGAGTGTAGCTCACCTTCTTTGTACTCATGCATAACTTTCTTGATCTTCTTAGCTTCTTTAGTTTTCTTCATAATACCTCAAATATTTAAAGGAAGTTCTATATTTGGCGAAATGTTAGGTTCAACGTTATCGGTCTCATCCACTACATCACTAGCCTTTCCCTCTGTCTGCACGTTGTTTATGCTATAGGTGCATCCCGAAACAACTACGACCAACAAGAACGTCATACCTATGAATAGCATGGTTCCTGCAATAAGACATAAAGCTTTAGCCATTAGTTACCCCCAATCCATGCGCAAAATTTCTGAAAAAAGGATTTCTTTTTCTCTTGTATTTCTGGTTTCTTTACTTCAGTAATAGACTTTGGAGCGCTTCTTAGCAGATATGGTGTCTTTGCATGTTCGCTTTCAACCTTAACAACTTTTGGTTCTGGGGTTGTTTTCACCAATTCTTGCTTACCTTCTTTGTTAGCTTTTCTAACATCTGGCACTTTAGCCTTACAATGCGAGTTTGTATTCTTGCAGA